CGGTAAGGAAAGGTAGATGTTGCACCGACCCTTTGTTGGTGATAATCGAAGACCACGTGGACTTGTTGTTTTCCCCTCTGGTTTCTAGTAGTTCCTCAAGATACTTGTTCTTTACTAGAAAGCTGCCAGATCTAGTTCTGTGGGTGTATGCATTTGCTTTTGCGGGTTCGATTGACGGGCTAGTTGACAAGATAACTCCCGAGGAAGCGTTAGGGGCAATCGCCAAGAGATGGGCGTTCCGTCTTCCAGAACCCACGCCATCAGGGTACTCACCTCTCTCTTGTGCAAGCAATTCTGTTTCTTGTACTGCTTCAGATTTGATGTGTTCAAAAACAACACTATTGATTTCACGTGCTTTGTCTGATTCCCAGGCAACTCCGTGTTTTTGTAGGAGTGAGTGAAATCCCATTGCTCCCAGCCCAATGGAACGTTCACGTTGTGCAGAGTATCTTGCTCTAGAGATTGAATCTGGCGCATTGTCAATAAAGTAGTCAAGTACGTTATCGAGCATCCTAATAAGATCCCGCACAAGAGTAGTTTCCTTCCAGTCATCATAGTACTCCAAATTGAGTGAGGAAAGACAACATACTGCAGTTCGATCCGCACTGGTTGGTAAGTGAATCTCATTACAAAGATTACTACCATTAATTCGAAGACCTAGATCTTTTAGTGGTTGTGGTAGTGCGTCATTAGCCGTATCGATAAAGTTTAAGTAGGGTTCGCCGGTGCGAAAACGAATTTCAATAATGCGTTCCCACAACTTGCGAGCAGAGATACTTTCTTTGACTGAACCGTCCTTTGGATCTTTCAAATCAAAGTTCTTATTATCTATCACTGCCTGCATAAACTCATCTGTTATATTTATAGCGTTATGCAAATTGAGCGCCTTACGTTGTACGTCCCCTGTAGGTATACGAATATTAAGAAATTCAATAATATCAGGGTGAGACACATCTAGGTAAGCGGCATAAGAACCCTTCCGTGTTTTTCCTTGACGATACGCAATCATATCTGCATCTACAGTGTGAAGGAAAGGAATGGGGCCTGGCGCAATATCAGACACCGTTCGCACGTCTCTCCAGTGACCCCCTACGCCACCCCCCATTACAGAGAGCCAGCGGAGTTCTGAGGAATGTTCTATTAGTCCCTCTAGGGTATCAGGTACATAGGTTAAGAAACATGAAATAGGCATTCCCTTACCCTTTCCATGACCATTAGGCGCATTAGAGAGTACAGGTGATGCAAACATAAACCACTTCTTACTAACAGCGTCATAGAGTCTTTGAGCGAGTTCATCATCACCACCAGACCAAGCCTTTGCCGCTCGGGCGTATCCCTCTTGGGGACTGTCTTCATGGTCATTTAGGTAAAAGTCTTTTAGCATTCCTACTGCATAGTCTGCCAGTAGTTCATCACGTTTCTTATCTATTTTCATCTCTGCCGCCGCTGTAGTCATAAAATGGTTCATCCTCTACAAATTCATAGTTTTCAATCAGAACTTGTTCTTTGTTGTCGATAAAGTTATCTATCATTTCAAACAGACGGACTTTTTGTTCCTCTTCAGTCCAGAGATCTTCCCACATGAAATGATTTGTTAGAGACGCTTCACGGTTCTCTATTATGAATTTATCAGAGTCAAGATTGGGATCGTCACTGCCTTCCCATGCAACTAGTATCAAATCGGTTTTGTTTAGATTGGAAGTTTCTTGAAGTTCGTACAACCATTCAAGATTTTCTTCGGTACCATTAAAAATGGCGATAAGAATTCCACGATATGTGATAACGTCTTGTTCCACATCGACTCCTAGATTTGTATTGATTTAAAATTCTAACAAAAGACTATGGATTAGTCAAGTGTTATTTCTTTTTGCCAGCACTGTCCATAATAAAGTCATAATTTCCATTCTGCATGTACCCCCGTGACAGTCATTTTGCGTTCATATCCTTCTGTGCTGGTGCGTTCAACAAAAGGTGTTATACAAAACTTTGGATATTTGAATTTGATGCCCAACTGATCTCTGGCATCAAATTTTGTGCGGTCATCTTTGAATGCCCATCTAGGTTGCCACTTGACCCATAAGTGTGCAGGGCCAGCAATGTGTTTTTGATATTCTGTGATAAAACGCCAGCGCCAGTGGCTTTCTTTGTTAGTGAAATAGCGATATTCCATTCTGCCTTCCACTGTTAGATCACCCCAAGAACTTTGCTTAGACCAAATCTCTCCTGTGAATTTGATTCTGTGTTCTTTGGTGCTGTTAAGATCAGCATAGCGATACATCCACTCTATTCCGTTTATGCGATTACCTATTTCTGTGTGCCAGTTGCCTTCTCTGTGGCGATAGGTAAACTCCCAATCGTCTTGGGCTTTTACTTTATAATTGTATTCGTTTTGGGTTTCTGCGAACGCAGTGCAGGAGAGTACTAGAGCACAGATACCCAGTAGTAAATATTTCATTCTATATTCTTTTATGGATTAGTCAAGTGTTATTTCTTTTTGCCAGCACAATGTGCCTTTTGAGAAAACCCTTTGGGATTGGAACAGTCGATAGAGTCTTTGTACTTTTTAGACCACCGTTGAGTAACTTTGGGTTTCTTTTTTACTACTACAGTGGAAGAATCATCACCAGCTCCTGCAACAGATGCAGTAGTAGTGTCTTCTTCAAAGTCTCTAAATCTTTTCATGACTTTCCTACTTGGTTATTTCTGCCGTAGTAATATATAGTCTTTGTTGAGATTTCAAATGTACTGCTTCGTAGATTTGCATACCAAAAACTTCATCAATCGGAAAAGAATTTTCTTCGGAGATACGAATCTGATCGCCCTTACGAATGAGTTGTTCTCCTTCATAGGTGACGGATTCGTTTGACATCTTATAAACGCCAGGCGATATTTGATAACCGTCCAACATAAACCATTGTGATTGTTCGTTGAGACAGTCTAGTATATCGATTCCTGTTTCATTATGAATCTTATCAAGGTTCTTGTTTGAGAGTTCACCGTGTTCTTTGATTAAGGCAAGTGCTGCTCCATAACGTGCAACCACTGACTGACCACCTGGCGCTTTTGCCATGATGCGTTTTAGATTGAAAACAAGACGATGAAACGTAGTGTAGTGACTACGGTATGCCTCACGGTCATCCGTAGAGTTAAGGTTAAAGTCTTTGTTCTTTGCTCCGTCTTTATCGATGATACCTGCCTTGAAAGCTTCAGTATCCTCAAATGGAGTCACGAGTAGTTTAAGAAATCGTATTGTGTATACGAGATCGGCTGCAGATTTTAAGATTCCCATCGTATTTCTCTCAGTTTGTCTATTACGTATTTATCCATTTCAATACCAGTAAGTTCATCTGGTTCAATGCCTTTTAAAAAAATAAGGAATGGTTTTAACGCACTCCAATGTTCTGGATTTATTTTTAAAGCAAGCATTTCAATACCAGACTCAAATCCCCAACAGTTAAATATTACTATAAGGTGATTCAATAACAATCGTTCTGACAACTCGCCGGTATCACGATATCTATTGAGTAGTCGCTTGACATACTTAAATCTTTTTAGGTCATCAAATAACTCTTCACTATCAATACACGTAGGGTTATGATAATGTTTAGCTGCGTACAATGTCAAGGTCTTGTGTGTTAGTTCCATATTCCCGCTCGGGTAATTCTACTCATTGTATATAGGGAATAAAGAAAAAAGTCCCGTTCGGGAAAACGGGACTGGATGGATTATGACAATTTCTCTACTAAAGTTTTCTTACTAGAGTATCGACTTACTTTGATTCCAGATTGTTCTGCAAGAGCAAGTAGTTCGTTCTTTGTCATGTCTTCAAGTGACTTGTTACCAACTGGAGCCTCGTGAAGCATTTGTGGAGCTTCGTAAACGACCTCTTCGACTACAGGTTCGGGTTCTGCAACTACACCATTAAACTCATCAAGCTCATCTTGAGTAAATCGTTGCGAAACTAACAGTTCACCATTTCTAGGGTGATGCCATCCCCTTGGACTGGGAACGGCATATAGACACCAGTTAGGCGGTTTGATCATAATTAATCTCCTATCTTATACTAACATAAAGGGTTACTTCAAACCCCAATCTCAAATCAAGATAAGTAGGTTTTTCCCACATATCAATCTTCTAAAGGTTTACCAGACAGAAGGGCACGAATTACTTCGAACTCTTTCATCTCTTTTTTGACCTTACGCTCTTTGGGTTCTTCAACCTTTTCCAGTTCGTCATGGTCTTTTGCATCAACCTTGTGCATTGCCTTGAAGTCCTTACCAGACTTGGACTCTTTGTCGTCCATACCTTCGGGGGGAGTTGCACCTTTCTTTTGGTTTACTGCTTCTTCCATTGCAGACCACAATGCATCGAAGTCTTCTTTGGTAGTGACCTTTTCGCCGATCTTAGAGATCTCTGCGGTCTTGTCAGAAGTGCGAGGATTCTTATCCTTCTTCTTCTTGTCGTCCTTTTCGTCACCAGCATTATCAGCAGGCTTCTCACCACCATCGATTTCGTTATCGACCTTAGCACGGCGATTGTGAAGATATTCGTCAGAATCGTCTACATCTCCATCGTTGTCGATGTCCTTGTCCTTGCGATCTTTGAACTTCTTGTCGTTCTCTTTGTCGTCTACTGGATCAAGTTTCTTTGCTTCTTCGACTTCGTGATAACCTTTGCCATCGCAATGGTCACATCCTTCGCCTTCACACTTAGGACATTCCTCACGTTCTTCTTTCTTCATGCGATCTTTACCGCAAGATGCTTCGGAGACCATTTGCAAGTATGCCTCCATGATTTTTTTATCTGACATTGTTAGTCTCCGTTATTACATCCAAAAGAATTTAACAGTGGCGGCAATCATTGCTGTTGTTGCAACCCATGCTACTTTATTTATTATGCTCACAGTAAGAGCATTTTCGTTAACCTTATCTTCAATAGCGTCCAACTTCACAGAAAACTTATTCATTCTTTCGAAATGATTATGACTCTGTTTTTCCATAGACAGAATCTTTTCTTCTGTTCTAGCCAAAGAGACCATTGCATCAGCGAGTTTATCTATCTTCTCTTCGATGCGGTCTAGTCGCTTTGCTTGTGTTTCTCGTTCTGCCATGGTTGTCCCATTTGATAAAGGTTTAGTACTATTTATATGTTAATCTTTTTTAAACACCATCATTTGCATATTACGTTTCATCCAGTGTACAACATCAAGATCGTTCCAACAAATTTCTTTCTTTAGAGAGTATCCCAACGTCATCATAACGTCTTTGTAGTAAGATAAAGGCAACATAATGACATAGGGTATCTCTGTATTATATGCGTGTCCCCAAGTGTTTAAAGGTTCGTTCCACACCTCTGGAGCGTTAACCACTTTTGTTTCTAAAATAAATGTTTCTGGTTGGTTTATTGCAATTA